TAAAATTATTATGACTGATATAAGTTACGGCATTTTGAATTATCTTAAAGAACATAATGGAGCAACCGCTAAAGAAGTTGCGCTTGCTCTTGATATGGAAAAAAGAAGAGTCGATTCTTGTTTTTCTGCCGCTATTGCGGGCGCAGGTCTAGGGGAAAGAGATAAATCTGTTACTCCGTCAAGTTTAGTCTTAAATGAAAAAGGTCTTTCCTATATTCAGTAAAAAATTTGACTAATGAAAAAATTTTTGGTATAATATATATAGAAAGAAAAAAGTAGTATGTAATAATTTTTTTCATTTGGGTTCCTATATTATTTAAAGACTTTTTTCTTTCACTCCATTTCCTTTTATTTACCTTATTGGTAATATTTTATAATTATTATATTTTTATTTTTAATACCACTTTTTTACTCATAAGTCACTGAAAGTTTTGGCGTCCTCCAAAATTTTCTACAATTAACTTTCACTCCAATAGGGAAGAGGGAACGTCACCCTTTTCCCTATTTTTGTAGAATTTTTGGTCAGATTTTTATAAACAATAGGAAGGAATTTTGATATATGTATATAAATGGGGAAACTCAAAATTTTGTTTTAAGATTAAAAACAAATAAAACAACTTCTGGGTTAAAATATAAAGATGTTGCGAAGGCAATAAATATCAATCCAGACTTCCTCTATCATGTACTTGCGGGTGACCGCAATCTTCCTGAGAAATATTGGACGGCACTTGACGAGTATTTAGATAGATTTGAATAGGAACACGATATTATTATTAAAGTTATTGTAGAAAAGAGATAAGGAGTATTGCTATGGCAGGAAGACAAACTGGTGCATACCAGACAACAGTAAAAACACAAGAGAAAGGAAGTAAAGATAACTTACTTTCAATTAGAAGTCAACAGGGTGAAAGAATAGCTATGAAAACTTTAACACCTTCCGCCCTTAAAATTTATTTATTTGTAACCGCAAATGCAAATAATTATCATTTTCTTTTGACAAGTAATGATGTTACTGCGGAGTTGGGGATTAGTCGTAGAACATACACTAGTGCCATTAAGGAACTAATTGATAATGGTTTTTTAATTAAAAGGGCAGATAGTGAAGTTTGGGACTTTTATGATAATCCACCTGTAACAGAAAGTATTGCGGTAAACGTTGTGAAAACTCAAGATTGAAAGATTGGGTGAGCAAAAAATTTCTCACATGTGAGCAAAATTTTTCTCACATGTGCGTAAAAAATTTCTCACAAGTGAGCAAAAAATAACTCACATAATATAATAATACAATATATAAAATAACGTATTTCAAAGCTTAGCCCTTCGGGCACGCATTGAAATACTATATAATCTGCGCGGGATTTGTGGGCTTCGCCCCCAAACCCTTGCAACAAAAGAAAATAGGATTAGGGATATGCAGGATACAAACTACTTTGAAGATGAGCTTTGGAAAACAGAAACAATAGAAAATGAAGCTAGAGAAATCTTACATAAAATGCATGTATCTACAAACGAGACACGCGGGAACCGCATAAATTTCACTGACCCACCGCCCGCCTCTGTTCCTTTTTCTATTGTTGAGACAAAGTAATATAATTTTATTGAAGAAATTTTCATATTTATATGAAAGGAGGTTTTACTATGGTCGAACTTAAAGAGAAACCTAATTTACAACCACAACAACTTGCTTTTGTGGAAAGGTTAATTTCTACATTACCTTATGATCCTGTTGCTGCTTATATTGCAGTTTATGGAGATAAAGGGGAACCTATTAAGAATAGTAAGAATGCATCTCAAGTGTTAAGAAACCCAAAAGTTCAAGAATATAAGAGAATTAGAGAGCAAGAAATACTTGAATCATTGGGTTTTGGGGCAGAAAATGTAGCTCGAAAATTAATAGAAATGGGTTTCGCTGAGAAGGGCGATACGGTCTACACTCCGCAGGTTCAGTTAAAGGCATTAGATTTATTACAAAAGCAATTAGGTGTTCAATCTTCTAAGTCTACTATTGAAGCCAATGTTAAAGAACAAGTTGTTATTGTAAATGATCTGCCGGAGGACGCAGATGGAAATTAGACTAAGTGAAAAGATAGGTAAAGGCTATAACGCATTTTGGAACTTTAAGGGTCGTTATCTATTGGTGAAAGGATCTCGTGGAAGTAAGAAATCGACGACCGCCGCAATGAAGATTATTTTTTTAATGATGCAATATCCGCTATCCAATTGTTTGGTGGTGCGGCAAGTCTTTAATACGCAGCGAGATTCAACCTGGAAACAATTAAAGTGGGCTGCTTAGAACTTGGGAGTGGGTCATTTGTGGAAATTCACGGTGTCTCCGCTCGAAGCTACTTACTAGCCTACTGGACAAAAGATTTATTTTAGAGGATGTGATAATCCACTTTCAATTACTTCTATTACTGCTCCTGTTGGTTATTTGAATCTCTGTTGGATTGAATAGGCTTATCAAATAACATCATAGGAAGACTTTAATAAAATTGACTTATCGTTGAGGGGCTAGCTTCCTCCTGGTTATTTTAAACAAATAATATTTACATTTAACCCTTGGAGTGATAAAATTTGGCTTAAAAAACGTTTCTTTGATACGCCAAATGACTAGAATAAATTAGCGATGACCACGACCTACCGCTGCAACGAGTGGTTAGGTGAGGATGATATTAAAGTCTTTGAAGATATGAAAGTTAAATATCCTAGACGTTTCCGCATCGAAGGTGATGGGGAATGGGGAGTATCATAGGGATTAGTATTTGATAACTGGCGGGTTGAGCAATATGATGTGAAGAAGCTTGACTTTCCGCTTTGGATAGGATTAGACTTTGGTTGGCAAGATCCTACTGCTATTGCGGTAATGCGAGTAGATGAAGAGAACAAAAGAATATATTTTTGTGATTAGTTTTATCAGTCACAGAAGACTCTTGAATAGGTGGCGGCATGGATTAAGTATCGTGGGTATCAAAAGTGTTTAATTTATGCGGACAGCGCTTAGCCACGCTCAATTGCGGAACTAGGTAAATTAGATATATTAAGAGTGAAGCCCGCAAAGAAAGGCAAAGGCTCTATTATGTAGGGTATCCGCAAGCTTCAAGAGTATGAGATATTGATTCATCCCTCTTGTGAAAATGCGATTATAGAATTTTCTAATTATGCTTTTGATAAAGATAAGTTTGATAATTGGACCGATAAACCCATTGACGCATTTTGTCACTTGATAGATGCAGCTAGATACGGCACACAATGTGGTACTTACCGCAAAAAGTTACAAACAATGTCAAAAGGGGCATTAGGACTATAAGGAGGAAATATGGTCTAGTTCTTTTCAAAATATTCATTGTAGTTTACTATTGTATTTTTATTTATGTTTGGAGTAGCATGTAAATAGTTTTATGAAGTGTATGACTTCTTTAAAAATAAAACTGTTCAACAGGTTGATAAAGTACGAGATGAAAAAGAATTATTAACCTGGCTTGTGTAGGAAGTTAAGGGACTAAAAGATCAATTACAGTAGATTACCGAAAAGCTTGATTCACTTTTAGTCAGCGATCTAGATGGTATAAAAAGCTGGATTGTAATGTTGTATAAACAATGTAAAAAAGATCCAAGTATATTAGATAGTATGCAAATGGATTTATTGGAACGCCGCTATAAACATTATAAGAATGAAGGCGGTAATAGTTATATTGATAATTTAATGTAGGAATTACGAGAGATTTATAATGATAAGGAGGACAAAGATGCCTCAGTATAAGATAAGCAGATAGACTCCTCTTACTGTTGAAATCATTAAGAAATTAATTGATAAACATAGGATGAGAGATATCGCTAGACTTAATAAATTAGATAATTATTATCATGCGAAGAATCCTATTTTACAAAGAATGAAAACAGATGAGACTCTTCCATGTAATAATATTGCACATCCGTATGCAAGCTACATTACAGATACTCTAACAGGTTATTTTATGGGTTAGGGTGTTTCTTATTCTTCTGAAATTGAAGAAGCAGCGGATGAATTAAAAATGATTTTATAGTACACTGATTAGCAAGATGAAAATATTGAGTTAGCTAAAGACATGAGTATTTTTGGTCTTGCTGTTGAATTAGTTTATTTAGATGAAGATGCGCAGACGCGGCTAAAGAGATTGGATCCACGAGAGATTGTACTTGTATATGACGATACTCTTAATGAAGATCTTTTATACGGCATCCGCTATTTTGAATGTGAAGATATCGAATCTGAAGAAGTGTATTATAGAGTTTAGGTTTATTCAGATACAAAAGTGATGCATTATAAGAGTGATGCGAACTTGAGTACTCTGACCTTTGAAGCGGAGGCGCCGCATTATTTTGGTTCTGTTCCTATTGTAGTATTTGAAAATAACGAAGAAGAGATTGGAGATTTTGAACCAGTCCTTTCGTTAATTGACGCTTATGATAAGATGGAATCTGATTCTCTTGATGACTTTGATTATTTTGTAGATGCATATCTTTGTTTATCTGGTCTCAATGCGGATAAAGACGATGTCGCCGCTATGAAAGAGAATCGTATCATTTTATTAGATGAAAACTCTGATGCCAAATGGCTTACTAAGCAAGGGTCAGATACAACAATAGAGAATGTTAAGAATAGATTAGATAGAGATATTCATAAGTTCTCTAAAACTCCTGATATGAGCGATACTGCGTTTAGCGGAAATGCTTCAGGAGTAGCAATTAAATATAAAACATTACCAATGGAAAACGTCGTTGCAATTAAAGAGCGTAAATTTAAACGTGGATTGCAGAGAAGGATTGAATTAATATTTAACATCGCCGCATTAAAAGGTAGTGCGTTTGATTGGCGAGCTATTGATATTACATTTACTCGTAATCTTCCTTCAAATGATACCGAAATTGCAAATATGGTTAGTACATTATCTGGTAAAGTATCTCGTGAGACTTTACTTGCTCAACTTCCTTTTGTTGAAGATGTTGAAGCTGAAATTCAAAGACTCGATAAAGAGCAAGAAGCTAATCCTTTCTATGACGTAAGATTGGGATTAAATGGAGAGGATTAGGATGAGTCAAGAGAAGAAGAAGAAGAAAAAGATAATAAAGAAGAAGAGTGATTACAATAATCAGTAGAGTTATCAAGACGAGCTTGATTTAGTTCTTTAGTTGTTAGCGGATGCTAAAGAAGTTGAAAACGATATAGTTAAAGACTATAAATAGGTCTTAATCAAATTAGAAAAATTGTATAAAGACGAGTTCCCGTTTTATTTTAAGCGGGGATCGATTGATATGAAACGATACCAAGCGCTTGCACATTCATTGATGCGGGGAGGGCATATTACCTAGATGGAATAGACCCTTAGGCAAATGCGGCGTGACTTAAAAGAATTACAGAACAACAGATTAATGGCATGGTTAATTCTAGATTATTAGATGACGGCAGCGGCGACCGCGCAATCCGTTGGTAATAAGAATTTCATTCTTCCTATTGATATTAAGAAGAAAGTATTAGAGCCATGGTGTGAAGACAAGAAAACATTTAAAGATAGATCAAACTACATTGTTGATACTCTTGATTCTAAGCTTCGCTCTGTTCTGTTGTAGGGAATTCACAATGGTTGGTCATTAGATAAAATGACTGAAGAACTTCAAAAGCTAACAGGATTTGCTGCATATCAAGCTAGACGGCTTATTAGAACCGAAACAATGGCAATTTATAGCAAAGCCACTAAAGATACCTATTTATAGAGTGGTGTTAAATATGTGGAAATAATTGGTGATGCGGAATGCGGAGGGATTTGCTTAGATTATGTAGGATAGGCTATCCCGCTTGCAGAAGCTGATGTTGGAGTTGATTTACCTCCATATCATCCTAATTGTGCTTGTTCCTTTTGTGCATATGACTAGTTTGAAAAGGAAAACTGACAAAAAATTTGGTCAAGTTTATATAATTTATTTCTTATAATTTTGAATAATGGTAGAAAGAATTATTCAAAGGAGAAATAGATTATGAAACAAGAAACCTGGAAAACAATTTAGGATTTTCCTAGATATGAAGTAAGCACACAAGGAAGAGTCCGCAATAAAGAAACACAACGAATTCTTAAACCTTATTCTAGCCGCACTCAAAAAGGAGTAGGATATTTAAAGGTTAAGTTAGCTACTGGTAAATATGAATATAAACAGAAATATGTTCATAGGGCTGTTGCAGAAGCTTTTATTCCTAATCCAGAGGGGTTGCCGCAAATAAATCACATTGATTAGGATAAGGAAAATAATAATGTTGAAAACCTTGAATGGTGTACATCAAAATATAATGTAAACTATGGTAATGTACAAAAACGTAGAATTGACAAACGAAAAGAACATTTTAACAAAGATATTGTTCAATACGATTCAGGTGGAAATGAAGTTGGTCGTTTCGAATCTGTAGCTAAGGCTGCTGCAGCCACTGGGTATAATAAAAATACCTTATCTATGGCTATGAATCAAGGTTTAAAACATAAAGGTTTTGTTTGGAAATTTTAGGACAAAATCGAATAAGTGATTAAATAAAATTTTTATAAACCATGAGGGACATTAAGTAACTCATTTATTTTTGATACAAGGGCGCTTTGATAGCGAACTTTTAAGGAGATATAGATTATGGAAGAAAATAAAACAACAGTTGAGACTGGGGCAGAGGAAACAGTTCAAGAGGTTAAGACCTATACACAAGAAGAAGTTGATAAACTTCTGCAACAGGAAGCTGATAGGAGAGTGACATCCGCACTTAAGAAACAGAAACAGAAATTTGAAAATGAACGCGCAGAAGCTGAGAAATTGCGTGATATGGATGAAGCTCAAAAGAAAGAATATGAATTTCAAAAAAGAGTTGCAGAACTCGAAGCAAAAGAAAGAGAGTTTGCACTTACACAGAATAAGTTAAGTGCATCAAAGGTTCTTGCGGATAGAGGGCTGCCAGTACAATTTGTAGATTACATTGTGACCGACGATGCCGAAAGTATGATGGAAAACATTAACAATTTTGAGAAGGCATGGAAGGCTGCGCTTGCGGATGCTGTAAATTCTAGGTTAGCGACTCCCGCTCCAAAGGGAAGTTCAGTATCGCAAACTGGCATGACTAAAGAACAGTTCGCAAAACTTACAGTATCACAGCAAGCCGAATTATATAGAACAAATCCAGAGTTGTATAAACAGATGACAACTCGATGAATAGAAGGAGATTATAATTATGGCTCATAAAGTATATGAAAATTTTGTATTAGAAAATAAACTTGAAGATTTACTTACTACTAATGTTAATCTTCAATCTTATATGACAGTAGATACTTCACTTACAGAAAATGCAGGTATGATTAAGACTATTCATACTTACACTTCTACTGGTGATGTTGAAGACCTTGAAATGGGTGAAGGTAATACAGATGACATCGAAGTTAGCTTCACTGATGTGGACTACGTTGTAGGTGTTACTCAGGGTAGATTCCAATACTACGATGAACAAGAAATGAAAGATCCTATGGTAGTAGATGCTGGTCTTTATGGACTTGCAACCCGCATGACAAATGACTTTACAAGAAAAGCGATTGCGGAATTTGGTAAGGCTACTATTACATATGACGCTTCCGCAACAGGACTTACATTTGATGCTGTTGTTGATGCTATTGCTAAATTAGATCTTGAAGATGAAACAGGTTATTTCATTCTTATCAACACAGGTGACAAAGCCAAAGTTAGAAAGGCTCTTGGTGATGACCTTAAATATGTTGAAGATTTCGTAAGAACTGGTTACATTGGAACAGTATGTGGTGTTCCTGTAATTGTTTCTAAGGCAGTTCCTGAAAATACTGCATTCCTTGCTAACGCTGAAGCAGTTACTCTTTTCATTAAGAAAGGTTCTGAAATTGAACAGGAAAGAGATGCCAACTACCGTAACAATAAAGTATTTGCTCGTAAAGTAGCCCTCGTTGCTCTTACTGATGCTACTAAGGTTGTTAAGATTACAACTGGTGCTGCCGCTGCTGGTGGTGGAACTCAAGGCGGAGGTACCGAAGGTGGAACTCAAGGCGGAGGTACCGAAGGTGGAACTCAAGGCGGAGGTACCGAAGGTGGCGGTACTCAAGGCGGAACTACAAATCCTTAATTTGATAAAGGAGTTTAATCATGCTGGATAAAATAAAATTATTATTAGGAATTAATGAAGATGATGAAAGTAAAGATGAGTTACTTGATCTCTTGATTAGTATGTGCAAAGATGAAGCAATTGATTTTTGTAATCTTTCCGAATATAATAAGAAATTAGATTCCGCAGTAATAAGCATGGTTATTTAGAAATACAACGCTATGGGGACTGAGGGTTTATCCTCAGTCTCCGGTTCTGGCGTTAATGAGAGCTATATTGATGGATATAGTAAAAATATTATATCTACACTTACAAAACACAGAAAGATTAGGTGTATATAATATGGTAATGCGAGATATATTAATTGAAAACATTCAATAGTATGAAGATGATAATGGCGGTGGCCGCCGCAAGGTTGGCGATCCAGTTCAAAGAGAGATCATCTGTAATGCTTCTTTAAATACTAATCCTGAAGTAGCAGGACAGTATGGTTTGAATGGATAGCAGGTTTTGATTGTTTTCTCTTGGGAATAGCTTAAGAAAGATGCTAAATATATTTTTAGAGATAAGAACTATTCCTTAAGATTTAGTAACCCGCATCGCCGCTTTGTACATTCTATACTGGTTGAAGAAAAGAGGTAATCAATGTATACAGTTGATGAAAACAACAAGATTACGATTGTAAAAAAGGATACCGCCTATTTTTCTGTAGCTCTTGATAACTATGAACTGCGGGAAGGGGATAAGATTACTTTTACAATCTCAAAAGAAAAAGAATCACAAACACCTCTTGTACAAAAAGTGATTACTGAATTTACTAACAACAATATGGCTATTATCTATTTAAGTTCAGAAGATACTAATTTAGATAAAGGCACATATTTTTATGATATACAATTAGACACAGAAACAGGTTGGGTTGATACTGTTGTTGGCCCAGCTAAGATTAAGATAGTTTAGGGGGTAACGTACTGATGGCAAATGATATTACCGCAACTCTTTATTCGTTAAAGAATATTACCCCAACCCAGGCAGAGAATAGCGAAGAACTGGGGTTTATTAGAGTCGTAGGCAATGGATTAAGTGCTTACGAAGTTGCTGTTGAAAACGGATTTAGCGGGACTGAAGCACAGTGGTTAGCTTCATTAAAAGGACCAAAAGGTGATGATGGTAACCAAGGATTGCGGGGACCGCAAGGATAGACTGGACCTCAAGGACCAAAAGGTGATAAGGGTGATAAAGGAGATCCCGGTGAAGCAGGACCAAAAGGTGAAGATGGTGCTGTTACTTTTGAATCTTTAACTCCTGAGCAGAAAGCTTCTCTTAAGGGAGATAAAGGTGACAAGGGAGATAAGGGTGACACTGGTGCAACCGGAGCTCAAGGACCTCAGGGTATTCAAGGGGTACAAGGACCACAGGGTGAAACTGGTCCTCAAGGATAGCAAGGTCCACAAGGTATTCAAGGTCCAAAAGGGGATACTGGTGATACGGGACCAAAAGGAGATACAGGTTAGACCGGCCCGCAAGGTGTTCAGGGTCCAAAAGGTGAAAAGGGAGATACTGGTAATAATGGTTTTTCACCCTCTGTTGTTGTAACACAAACAAGTAATGGTTATCATTTAGCGGTAACTGATATTGCTGGCACTACTGAAGTTGATTTAACAAACGGTCAAGATGGTGCAACAGGTGCGACTGGACCTCAAGGAGAGCAAGGTCCCGCAGGGACAAATGGTACAAATGGTACCGATGGAGATGATGGTATTACTCCAACAGTAACAGTAACTTCAATTACTGGTGGTCACAACATAGCATTTAATTATGGTACTGGTGATCAAAGAAATACTGATTTTGATGTAATGGATGGTCAAGATGGAACAGGTGGAGATATTAAACCAGGTATTTTTAATAATTTAACTTATTTTGATTATTCAGAGACTGATTTGAGAGATGCTATTCCTAAAACTGGAATGTTTTTCCCATCAAAATTGGAAAATATACCTGTAAATACTTATGGATATGTATGTCTCCCAAGTGTTGGAGTTCCAACTAGTTCTTCCTATAATGGAAGCACAGCTTTTTCTTGGGAGACTTTGCCTAACTCTACTACAATAACGACCAACTACACAACGATAAGATATGCGTATTTTGATTTAGACCCAGATAGATGCTGGGGAACAAATGAAAATTCTAATAATAGAACAAGATTATTTATTTATTTCTTGGGTCTTGGTGACTCTTTCCGGGACCTTGATAATATATATGGTCGTATTTATTAGTATAATGGTTATAATAATCAATATAGCGCATGGAGTAATAAAGTAATTCCTTTATTTAAACATACGACATATACAGCGGGAACTGGTATTGAAATTACTAATGGAGTGATTTCCGCAACTGGCGGCGGAGGTGGAACAGGACAAGATGGTATCACACCTATTGTTACAGTAACTTCGATAACCGGAGGACATAATGTCGCATTTAGTTATGGGACAGGAGATTCTCGTAATACTGATTTTAATGTATATGATGGTCAAGATGGACAGGATGGGGCAGGAGCTACTTATACCGCAGGTACTGGAATTAGCATTGTTAATGGTGTCATTTCTGTTAATCTTACTAATGCAGAGGAGGTACAATATTAATGAGTGTAGTATTAATTAATGATAGCACGCTTACTGATATTGCCGATGCTATTAGAGAACAAAATGGAACACAAACTACTTATTATCCTAGTGATATGGCTGATGCTATTGCCGCTATTGAAGGCGGTGGTGGAGCAGAAATTCCTACTATTAATTTTCCCTTTGATGGATCAAATCTATTTGGTAGTAAAGTTTTTATAGCTTTAAAAGATTTATTAAAGAATAAAATAAATTTTACAGGAGATTCAAATTTAAGTAATATTGCTTAGACTACAAGTTTGTAGGATCTTTCTAGTTATACTTTGCCTTTAACTATTTCTGCTAATGCTTCATCTGTTACAGTACAGGTAAATTATTCTTTTCGTACTAGTAATGTAAAAAAATTACCTATAATTACTTTAAATTTAAATAATAACCCAAATCTTCGGACTGGGTTTAATTTAACTGCAAATGGAACTTTTTATGATTGTCGTTCTTTATAGTCTATTCCATCTAATTTTTTTGATTTTTTAACAAATAATTCAGATGTGTTATTTGCGATACAGAATAAATTTCAACAAACCCCACAACAGACATTTTTACATTGTTATAAATTAAAAACTATTCCTGATCTCAGTTGGTGGTCTGTTGTAACAAATTCATCTCAATATGGCCTTTTAAATTTTTCTCAAGGTTTTGGTCAAGATTATAGTTTAACAAGTTTAAATCTTCCATTATATAGGGGTTATTCAAGTCAACAAGTAGCTCCTATAACTGCAAATATGTTTGGAACAGCCGGTGCTAATTTATATTGCATTAAAGATATAACTTTTTTAATGGAAAATAACGCTCCAGTAGTTAGAGAATATAAAAGTCAAAATTTTAAAGTATTTGCTGATTATGGTGTTACTCCTGTTGGTTTTAGTAAGGATACATATTTTGATACTACTAAAGAAGTTACCGATGCAGCAAGTTATGAAGCATTAAAAAATGAAGATTGGTGGTTTACTACTCTACCTGAGTATTCAAGATATAATCATGATAGTGCGGTAAACACTATTAATTCACTCCCAGATACTAGTGCATATATAGCAACAGCAGGTGGTACTAATACTATTACATTTGAAAATGCTACTAACAAAGGATCTGCAACAGATGGAGGAGCAATAGCAGACCTCACTGCCGCAGAAATAGCAGTAGCAACTGCAAAGGGTTGGACAGTATCGTTAACATAAAAGAGGTAAAACATGAAAACACAAGAATATACAGTGCAAAGATACGATGCGGATGAAGGTAAAGTATTTGATTGGGCTGATTTATCAACACATGTCACTGTTGAGAAAGATCCTGAAACTGGAGTAGAAACAACAGTACAAGAACATCTTTACTCTAAGACATTGTTCTTAGGCATCACAGATAGCATCGATAATTACGTAGAAGTTGACGCTCCTACGCAGGAGGGTTAATATGGTAATAAGAGATAGAGTTATATATGCGGATGAAGGTAAGGTATTAGACTTTAAGAAACCTCATTACGCATTAAATGAAGATAATGTTGTTACTGAGGTTCATCTGTATTCCCCGTCTCTCAGGATGGGGAGTATGGATACCCCAGATAATTATATAGAAGTAAATATAGAAGATATTGAGGAAGAATAATGGCATTATATGCATATATAAGCGGAGATGATTTAGGTTTACAAACTGAAGTCACTGGGACAGCACTGATGCCAGTAGATTCAGATGCAAACGGCGAAAATAATACTCTTATAAATGATGAACAAGTAACAGTTACAGTAGAAGTGGATTACAGTGACGCTTTTGCGGAATTTGCTGATGCTTTTTACCAAGCGGCAACTAACTTAGTGCCTATAAACACTGGTCGTTTATATTCATCAATTTCTGCATCGGCAGATGATTGGAGTATATCTTGCTATGCAGACACTGAATATGCTCAATATGTTGAATATGGAACTTGGAAAATGATGGCTCAACCTTATTTTGGGCCTGCTCTTGAACAAGCTTGGGATCAAACCGCCGCGGAATTTGACGCTGCTTATCAAGAGGCTGCAGATGAACTACATGACATTTTAGTAAATGATTTTGAAGACCCCAGTGAAATGATGGGTCACGGTACTTTTGCTTAGTCTTTTTTTGCGGGTGTTTTTGGAGCTGTTTTTGGGGGAGTTTTTTCAATACTTGCAGATATGCTTTCTGGAGGATAGAAAATTGGCTATGATAAAGCCGGACCTGTTTTTAGTCTAGGTTCGCCCTCCTCTTATATTGAAATAATTTAAAGGAGAGTTTATGATAAATAAAATTAAAACAAAATTATTTGAAATACTCTCTACTAAATATGCAAACTATCAAGTTATTGATAATCCAAAGAGAAGACAAGATAAATTTCCTTGTATTGAAATTAGATTATCAACAGTAAATAGAGATAGATATAATAAGAATTATCAATGTGTTGTTAGATATCAAGTACATATTTTTTCTGAATACGATGGATAGCAATAGATACTTGATATGGAAGCAGAAATATTTGATGAATTATAGCAGTTCTATGCAATAGATGGAATAGTGTATGTAAATGAGACCTTCCGCATTTTAGATGATAAATCTACAGGAGTAATGCGGAAACATGGTGTCCTGACTATCTCTTTCTATTGCAATGGAATGGAGTAGGAGGTTGAAAATGAAAATGGTTAAACCTCCGCATAAGGGAGTAGACGCAGTTCTTTACATTGGAGACAAAGTGATTGGTGGCCAATAGAACTGTATATTAAATAGACAAATGTCTCCTATAAAAATCACCAATCAGATTCATGGAGACTGGGAGGAAAACATTGCGGGCTTAAAAAGTTGGTCTTTAAGATGCGGCGGAGTGTTCATAAAGGATCAGGAAGCATGGGATGCCCTAGAACAAGCATTTCAGGATGGATAGAAAATCAGGGTTAAATTAACTGACAACTTTAAACAATATTAGGGCGAAGCTTTAATTACCAATATGCCACTCACTGCCGCATTTAATAAGGCTTATACTTATTCTATTACTCTTTTGGGGGTTGGCGCTTTAGAATGATAATAAGGGAGATAAATGGTCAAATTTATTCCTTCAAATTTGGTCTGAAGTATTTAACCCTATTAAAAGATTTTTTATATAATGTGAAAGACGAGGAGATTCTTTTATAGAAACTTTTCTTTCTAGCTATTGACAGGAAGGACAACTGGCAATAGGTATACAAGACTTGTCCAGATGCTTTAAGCATAATCCTTTTCTCTCTTTTTAATTCTTTCGATATTGAGGGTTCATTTGATGAAATTAAATAGTATATTTTACAAATGGACCCTCTTTAGTTTGATTAGCTATGTAAAGTGTTGGTAGGAGAGGTTGGAATGTCTATTGAAGATTTTTATAACCTCTCTCCACATGAGGCTAATCTCATTTATTAGGGTTACTTGAAAAGAAAAGAATTAGAAGGAAATATAATGATTATGGCAATTAGAGAAGCTTTTAATTCTTAGGCTGAACCGCTTACATTAGTATAGGATATCGGCTATAAAAAAGCTTCTTTAGAAGAAAGAAATAAAACATTTTAGAATCTTGGAATCTTGAGGGAATAAAATGAATATCACAAATATTGGAGATACTAATCAAGCTATGCAATAGAATATCAGAAGAAACATTCAAAACTCTAATGGCGGTTTACCGCATATTGAGTCAACTCCAATGCCGATAAATGATTATTCTATGCAAGATGATTAGTCAATGAATAACTTATTAAACCATATTGGATTAGAAATCCAAAGAAGAGGAGGTAATTAATGCTAATTAATGGCATAGACCTGTCTACTCTTGGGATTCAGCTTTATGACCGGGTTATCCAGAGCAATACGGTTGAAACTTCAAGAGACTGGTTGGAGGGTGATAATCAACCAACTTTTATTAGACAGCAAGATAAATTTAAAAATATTCAGCTTAAATTCTTAGTATTAAAAGATGATGAAGCTGAAGCCTTCTTAGTTATGAGTAAGTTAACATCAATGTTAAAGAAAGCTAGTATCATATTTGATGATATTAACTTGATATTTGATGTTACAATGCGGGGCGCCGCATCACAAAACAGATTAAAGAATGGTAATTTCGTTTTAACATTCAATTTGTAGAGTGATTACGCAAGAGGTGGTACAGAAGTATATACCACTGATACTGTTGCTACTGATTATTTTAAATTAAAAGTTCTTTATTATAGGAATGGCAATACCTTACTTTCTACTGATGATGTAATGATTAAAGCATCAGATTTTAATGAGAATACTACATTTGATTCTCTTGGGATTGTATTAAATAAATATCAACCTGAATATTTTCAGAGTGGAGTTATTGCTAATTTTAATAATAAGGAATTAACTTTTTCTAATTTAAAAGATGTTGGTACTTTAATTATTAACTATGCTCCTATTGTGTATCAAAAGCAAGTTAGCTTTTATAGACAAACAGAAGAAGATGGCGAGTATGCTTGGATTGAGGATACTGTTCTTAATTTTACAAAAGAACAAGTTGATAATGCAAATAGTTTAGGTGATTTAATTGATTTTTCAAGAAATAAACCTAATGGTACTAGAGTATTAACAGATTTCAACGATGCGTCTCCATATGTTTTCTCATTTACAAGTCTTATATCATTACCTTATCTCACAGTTAGATATGAATATATTGCAAATGAACAGAAAAAAGAATTAACTGTTACATTCTACACAGAAAATGATAGCGGTCAATTTGAATTTAAAGACGCCACTGTTTATATTATCGGCGAAGGTGATGTTCTTCCCGGAGCAAAAATTACGGACTTTATTAATAAAGACCTATATAAACCTCAAAAGTATTATAATTCTGGAACTGTAGTTAACATGGATTCTAATACAGAACTTACTTTTGAAACTTTACCAACGTCAGTACAGATTAATTATCCATTAACCGAAAACCGCGTGTATGTGGAATATTTTTATGGTTCTTATCCAAATTGGAGTAGAATTACAACTCATACACATTTAATTAAATATAAAACTAGCTATGATAATGCGGAAGATATATTAGCGGCGGTTAATATTGATTTAGATAGGTATTTAACTGTAGAGTATAATTCTGGAAGATTGTTTAACGTACAAGGTTCAATTACTTCTTTTGATGATTTAATTGATGTGGGTGTTTTACAAATATTTTATAGTGCAAAAGATTTTGATTTAGTTGTTGATTATTATCAAGATGATGAAAAGCTTGAATCAAGAACTATTCAAATTAATGCCACTCAATTCTTAAATTCACCTGCGCTTGCACAGATTGTTAATATTAACTTATTACGTCCAGAAGGATATATTTTTGATGCAGATAACTCTTATCAAGGTGCTGTTGAATTAGCTACATTATTAGCAAATGCACCAATTAAGATTGCATATAAAGAAGTTGATGTAGTTCGTACTAAAAGTATTGTTATTAAGTATAAACAAGAGTTAGCATCAATGTATAGTACCATTAATACTTCTATCATAACAATAGAAGAATCACAGGTGGGCGGTGGAGTTACTTTAGCTTCATTGTTTGACTTAAATGCTCATAAACCTGAATATTATAATGATGGTATTATAGATGGGGAATCCGCAACTGCTATTTTAACTTTTGAAGATATACAAGGAACATATAATGTATTATATTCCGCAACTCAATATAGCACATCAGTTAGATATTATACAGATGAAGTAGCTGATGAGAACTGGATTGGATCAGATACTTTAAATTATACTGTATTAAGTTTTTCAACTAATACTACTTTAACTGATTTAGGATTAGATATTAATGGTTTCAAACCTAGCTATTGCGGCAATGGTGAGGTACAATATACTGGACCAGTTAATTTCTCTGCATTGAGAGCTGTTGAATCTATTGATATTGTGTACACAGCTGAAAGTGAACCAGTTGATCCAAGTGGAATTAACTATCCACATAGAATTCTTTTCTTACAACATAATGATATGGGTGAGTTTGAGAATTTATATACAAACTGGACATTAAATCATGCTTATATCAATACTGGAGTAACTTGCGATGATGTTAGTAAATTAACAGTTTTAGTAGATACTTACAGAGTATTTGACACTGAACCTCTTTACAATGTAAATGTAGGAGATGCTTATTTATTCGGTTCTGTATCTGCGGATTGTAATTATTATATTAAGTATCGTAATAATACTCAATTCGGTCCTAAGGCTGAAATGACTGGTGTTAATACATTTAACGTAGCTGCTGGCCGCGGCACACCAGAATTAATTGTTGAAGAAAATGCATCTGAAGGTTTTAGTTCTAATACTGGTATTTCTTCTTCTACAAGAGAAGGGTACAGTTATGGTACTATTACTTTTACACATTTAGTTCAATCTAATCATGTACCAATGAACCTCCCGCTTTATTTATTTGCTTGTGATTATAACGGTTCTTATAAAGGCGGTATTGCAGGTGTTGGTATTAAGAGTTGTAAAATTTATTATGACGGAACGTTAATTCGTGACTTTGTCCCTGTTGCTTTCTTTGATAAGATTGGTGATAAGATTGCTCCAAGTAATTGTCTTTACGATAAGATTACAGAGAATTTCTTTGAAGATGTAACTGGATTAAATAGTTTTAATATCATGGATGACCCTGATGTAGTAGATGATGATCCAGAGCATAAGATTGGAAAATGTTATGTAAATTATTATAAAGATAACGTATTATTTAATACAGTTACCTATTACTTTAGAGGTAGTGATTTCACAGAAAATAGTAACTGGATTGAAAGCACCAATTTATTTATGGATGATTTTCAACCTAACTATTGCGGCAGTGGTACGATTGTTAATTTAGCTGATATTGGAGTAATTAATTTTGATAATGTAAATAACTTTACATTCCATGTTAATTATGAAAGTATTAGTTATAATATTACTGTTAATTATTATAGAGATAGCGCAGATGATGAAAACAATTTAATCACATCAGACGTGATTGAACTTACTGAAAAAGATTTCTTATCAGTTCCTACTTTTGGACAGATAGTTCCGTTATTAAAATATAAACCGGATAATTATAAAGTTAATTATGAATATCCTGAAACAAAAGTAACACTAAGACGTATCTTAGAACACTCACCTTATACTATTGTATATACAGAGGTTGAGAATCCGCAAGTTTATACAACTAAGGTTACCTATTGGCGGAAGGTCTTTGGTATTACTCCACTTAATAAACTTGAGTCTTATGAGAAGGTTGGGGAAGTTACCTTATCTCTTGATGAAACTCAATTTGCAGATGGCGAGTTTATTGAAAAACATATTAATTTTAATCAATTCAGACCGCAATCCGCAATATCTGGTGTAAGTTTCTATAAAGAAGGTTTAAACTATTTATGGTATCTTGAAGATGAAAATCTTTACTCACCAGATGTTTTAAAGAGTGAATATAAAATCTTATATGATCCTGCTCCGTTTAGCATTGAAATTAGATATTATACGGATGAGGTGGATGAAGAAAACTTAATCGGTAACAATTATTGGCAAGTTCAAGTAGATGATTGGCATGATGATGAACAGTTCCAATTAACTGATGAATTACCAAATGCATATTTTAATGCTTACAAACCAATTATTTGTTGGGGCGGTGTTTTAGCGGACGAAACAGCATGGTATACATTTACTTCTCTTGTTGAAGCAGGTCATGTAGATATTATTTATGAAACTAAAGAATAGCCGCATGATCCTGATGATGAAGATTGGCCGAGTAAGATTCTTTGGTTTGATACTGCTGAAGGATATACACAAATAGCTGAAGGAGGAGATTTTGGTACTGAAGCAATAGCTAGAGATGAATGGGTTCCAGGAAGATATCCACATGGAACTTGGGGAACTCTACCTGTTCCATATTGGAATTCACTTGGGGAACAAACCTTCTACCCAAAAGCAAATATTATCACTCCTTATTTAGATTTAGGATATACTCCTAAATAGATTGGTAGGCTTAAAAGTGAAATAAAGGCTTATTGTTTAAATCAAGGATCTATAGGTGGAACTAGTCATTATTCACTTAAGGGTAATGATTTTGCAGGATTCTTTGGATATTATCCTGCTCAAAATTTTGAAGAAACAATTAAGGATTTAGGAAAACAAACTAAACCTTATACAGCTGCTGCGTAGAACAACGACGGCGATTTTAGATATATTGGACATACCATGACAACACTTTGGGATTATGGTGGATAGTTAGGTCAACCAACTCATGTGGACGGTCATTCATATAATAGTCATGCAACACCTTATGCACCTGATGGGTATGCTCTTAATGGATCAATTGAATCAGTGAGGGAATTACATGGAGGAATGAGGCGAGGAAAAGCTTCAATTCTAGATGAAGAATTAAGATCTGTTCCTTTATTCTATACCTATTCTGTTGACAAAAATTAGGGACATGGTTAGTATCCAATGTTTGGTGCAATTCCTGTTCCACAAAATAGCATAAAAAGTCCTGCTGTACATATTAATCCAAGTTTTCTTGACGCAGATTCTCAATAGGATTCACCATTTAAGGGAATGATACAAGATGCAGAGGTTAATTTTAGAGCAAACGCACCTTTTGGAGAAATAACTAGTTGTTCAATTGATCATGCTCGTTTTGTTGCTGGTAATCCTTTAACTATGGTTTTAGATGCTCCAAATAATTATACAGAAGTGTATGATTATACAAATTCAATGCATCCAGAATTTCATAATTTAGTTAATCAAGACACTGATTTATGGGAATGGAGAGGTAAACCTAAAGGAAGTTTAACATTGGGTATAACTAGAAATCCAGAAACTGGTAAAATTAATTGGAAACCTTTCCGAGTTACTGGAGTTTTAACTGGAGCAAGAACCTTCAATCAACATGGTTTATCTGTTTTACTAAGTAATAACCCTTATGAAACTGGCTTCCAGAATTCGATTACTGTAGAGTCTACAACTATTATACCAGATAGTTCTGAACAAGGTTGGCATTATCAAAATATCTCTAAAACTATTTCAATAGCTTATGAAGGTATGCCAGTTGATTCTTTCCCTGTTCCCGCACGTATGGCAGTATGGTATTTAAAAATATGGGATAGGGATAAATTAGTAAGAGATTTAGTTCCAGTAGCTAAAGGTGATAAAATTTATGATTTTACAGCTCCAGCTAATGGTATGTTTGATCGTGTAACTGAAATTTTCTTTAGTAATGCTAATGAGGGTGGAACTTATAGTTCCTCTATTGACACTGAGGATAGACAGTGGACATATACAAATCAAACTAAAAAGGTTTAGCCACATTAGGTTGCGCCATTCCATGTTTGTAATGACTGGACTTTATTTGGTAAAATTGTCATTAATTATTATGATGAAAATAATGCTTTCTTAGGCAATCATTATGTTGATATTCCTGTAATGTTTAGAGAATCTAATGAAACTATTTATGAAGTTTTAAGATATAATGATTTTAAACCAGATGACTTCCATACAAACGGAATGTTTGATGTAGATTATGATTTTGAAGGATATGAAAATTTATGGTACAATTCAACTACTCATAAATTATCTTTAGATAATGATGAATTATATGGAACATGGAATTTAAATAGTTAGGTTGTTGGGAAAAGTGTATTAAAGACAATATTTAATGCAGGAACCGCTAATATTTATTATAAATTATTAACATTCACTAAAACCGTTGAATATTATAGAGGAAACAAGAGAGTTGGTAGCAGAGATATTTTCTATAACATTAAAGATATAGAAAATGCTAGTTCACTGGAAGATCTTGGTATTGATGTTGATTTATATGCATCTGAAGATTATAAGCCAGGTAGAATTGCTTTTAATGAACAGTTATTAATTGATAATGATATTAAAGGTTTCATCGACGCACCATCACCTGTTGTTATTTATGATGAATTTACCGCACAAGAGAAGCCAGATTTATTATATATTAACTATTATCGCGGCGGTGCCTCTGATGATTTAATTACATTAAATGAAGATGATGTTAATTATTTAGATTGCGATTTAGACGCTAGAGTCTTAAATCCTAACGGCGCAATTAAATATATTAATCATTATCATACCGCATTATATGAGGATGAAAAACAAGATTATTTCATTCCTTATCAAGTAGATGTTGATGTTAACTATTGTGCGGTACATAAAGGACCTGGTCGTGCTTATAGCACATTGGCGGAAATCGTAGATAAAGGACGTTATACTGTTATCGAAGAAAAACGCGGTTGGGGTAGATTAAAAGAATATCCAAAAGGATGGATTATTCTTGGATACACTCATCCTACTATTGGCCCAGGGCAGAATCCTGAATATGATGAAAATCCAGAAAACTTAGTTACAGTTCCATATTCAACTATGATTACTGTTACTAAATTGACTATTGATAGACTTTGGGCTTGGAGTCCAGAACATCAATCTTGGATTAAAACAGAAGATTTATCATTTAATCAATCTGGTAGATTATATAATGCATTAGAAGCTAGAGTAGTTCATTTAGATGAACTTGATTGGAATACAATCAATAGCTGGTCTAAATTATTCAGTGATTTCTTTGGGGATCATTTTGGAATAGACCAATATAAATTACGTTTCCATGATTCTGGCGAAATGAATTATAATGGTAATTTTAATCGTGTAGAATTAACCGCTGCACATAATGTAGATATTATATATCCAGAAACTATTTATGCTTATAATGTTGTATATTATAAAGATAGGTACTTTACAGAATCTACCGCTACTGGTTTAGCTGTAGCTAACACCGCAATTAATGTTTATGAAGATATTGAAAAATAGACTTTAGTTAAAACCTATGAAGCTAATACTAGTTTTGAGTTTTATGGTGCTAGTCCAGACAATTCAGATATGTTAGAAACTGAAGATGGGTATATTGATATTGAAGATGATTATACTATTACCAGAGCTTCTTCTTTAGCTCTTGATTATCCTATTGTTAAAAATACAACAGATTAGGTAATTTGGTTTGCGCCAGAAACGCCAGAAGCTACTATAACTTACTCTGGGATTACTCCTCAACAGTAGGTATCTATTCAATCAAAAGTTGAAGTAGAAGATAATCAATATATTGAAGAAAAATATGTATTCTTTGCGTTAGGTCAAACAAATAATTATCCTAGCGATATGAGTCAAGATACTTATCCAAGATTAGATTCATTACCAGAAGGATTAGAAATTATTCATAATGGTTCTATTATTCCTACTGGAGATTATTATGGTAGAGGAATTATTTTAAGAGATTCTTCGATTTATAATGCAGATAAATCTTAGGTTTTAGATACAATAGAAGAGGGAACTGAGGTTACTCTTTTAGATTTTGAAAATAATCTTTATCAAATTGATTAGGGCTGGATTGAAAAGCGAAATGTTAAATTAATTGATTTTGGTCCATTTAAAGTATCAACTCAAAGAAGCTTTAAACAATATGAAGTGGGCAGAACAGCTTTCTCTTGTAGCATAAGCAACTGGAATCCTGATTGGGATGTCTTTATTGAAACAAGTAATAAATATGAACGATATAAAGCGGATAATGGATTATTAACTGCTAAAGTTGAAACTTATTTATATTCCTACGGTGATTTTAGAGAGGATGGAAGAAAAGGACCTTATCCTGTTGGAACTAGATTTGTTACTGAAGACGAGGAAGTTAGAGTAAATAGCCAAGGACAATCTTATTTCCTAGTATGGTTAGAAGCGGATTCCGCAACTAGGGGATTCGTTCTTATTGAAGATGTTAATATAGTTCATCCTGTGATTATGGAAAATGACTATACAAAACCAATTAAGCCCACTTTATATAGAGATACTCCTATTAGATTAACTTGGGATTTCTTTGGAGTAGATAAAAATCTTTTTAAGCCTTCAGAACAATATGAAGATGGAACATTCTTATGGAATCCTCGTTCATATGATAATGAAGATGTTTACTTTACTTTTGAAGAGATTATTACCACAGCAATTCAAAGGATTTTATATATTCCAAGTTATGGAAAATATAGAGCATATTTACCTCCAGATTCTTATATTCCAATGTCTACTATGATCTTAGACAATTGGAGTAATGCACCCGGTGCAACAAATAGTGGAATGTGGGATTGGGAGTTACAAACTAATTGTGCTACAAACTTTACCAGTGAAGACGGTTCTTATAGATCTTTATTCACACGATTAGATGGTTATAATGATAATCCTACTTTCACTCTTTATAATTTTAGCCAGCTTTTACTTCCTAATAGTCGAAATCTTGAAAAAATTTTAATTACTAATTTTTCAAATAAAAGAGATATTAGTTTAGTTATAGGTTATAAAGATAACGTAAGTAATTATCATTCAGGATATTATGGTGTTAAATTAAGTGATGAATTAGATACTCATGATGACTATGCAATAGATGGAATTTAGAAATTAGAGTTAAACACTAATCCTCTTTAGGATGGTTTCTATTGGTTTAAATTTAATGATGAACTTGTAAAATCTAATACTAATAGTTCAAAAAGAGCAGTTATAGAAAATCGTAATTTAATTCCTCAAAGTCAATTTTCATATACACCACCTAGTAGTAATATATATGAACCTTCTCCAGTATATTGGTATCATCAAGGAATATTTGCAAATGGCTTTAGCTCTGCTCATGGATTCTACTATCCAGTATTTTATGCTTTTAAAGTTTGGAAAGATTATTTCTTACAAAAATATATTGTTCCATTACCAAAAGGATATATTTTCAATGGTAAAAAATTAGGATCACATTGTTTAGTAGATTTAATTACTGGAGCTGTATACCACACTAGTTCTTATGAATATACTGCACATCCAAGGGGTGAAGATCCATATAGAACATGGACAACAGACCCAGGTATTAAACCATTTTTATTTGATCAAATTATTGATACATCAGATTCTCCAGTAGGATCATTAGATGATGTTATGATATATGATAAAAATAATGTTAAATATTTTGCAAAGGTTAAAGATAATGGAACTAATAATTATAAACAACCTTCAATTTACTCTACTAAATTTAATCCTCTTAATAAGGATATAGTTATTCCTATCTTTTATACAACAAATGATCAGGAACATGGAGTGGAAGGATTATGGTGGTCTGATGGCAAAGCATGGTATCGTTCTTATAAATTAGAATTGTTACCTTCTGAAACCTATTCAGATACATTAACTGAAATAAAAGATACGGTAGTTTTAAAAGGAAATCAGCATAATACTGCAACTTCCCTAAATAGTTATAAGATTCCTAAATTGGATATTTATCCAATTACATTACAATCTGAAACTGTTAAACCAATTTTTGCAAAATATGAAAATTCAACTGATGGCACTTTATACTGGACAGGAGATAGTTGGATTAAGAAAACAGATACAAATAAAAATACTGGTACATATGCAAATCCAAGAACCTATATTGTTTCACAAGATGAATTAAAAGCATATTCATTACCAATAGCTAATGATGCATACTTAGTTCATACTTATCAAAATGGTGATAGAATTGAATCTCAAACATATTTAATTCAAGATGAAGCCTGGAAATATGTTAATAATATGGGTTGGATTGATACAACAGATACGGTAGCAGGATAATTATAAGGAGGAAAACAATGAATATAGAGTCATTACAAGGAAAAACTTATCTTCCTATTGAATTTGACTCTTCTGGTGATTTTACAATTATTAATAATGGGACGGCGGCAGCCCCTTGCCGCCTGACCATTGTTCCCCAGAATGATGTCATGCAAATGGAAATTACAGGTTTAAGTGATGAACCTATTAGAGTATCAAGAGTGCAAAGAAATACCATTCTTGTATTAGATGGTATCAACCGCACTGTCACAAAAGATGATCAACCAGCTTTTAATGACTATGATGCTTGGGAATTTCCTCGCTTATTACCTGGTATAAATGAAATTTCAATTACTGATGCGGCAACCTCTAGTGTAAGTATTTAGTATCAACCTAGATACATTTAAGGGGGCGACCGCATGATTAAAATATATGATACGGATAAAAACTTCTTAAAGTTAGTCGATAAAAGTAAGGATATGTGTGTCATAGCCTCGTTAGATACGGGGCTAAAGACATTGTCATTTAAACTTCCTGTGACTGAATAGAACTTAGCCGTTGTTCAATAGGAAGGATATGTGACAACCGCAGACTATAATTATGTTATAAAAGAAGTAAATGAAAATAACTATAAGTATATGTCTATCTATTGTTCTCCGGACATTGAAGAATTAAAACATACTTTAATTCCAGTATATGATATTATAGAAAAGAATATTGAGGGAGCATTAACTACTGCTCTTGAAGGTACTAGTTGGACTCTTGATTATCAATGCACTTACTTAAATGAGGTTGAGTATCATACGTTGAGGACGACCCCGTATGAAGCTATTCAGCAAATTAAAGAGGATTTTAATTTAGAAATCTTCTTTGATACAAAAGAAAAGGTAGTTAGGGTTTACGGACATATGGGGGAAAACCGCGGTATGTACTTTTCTAATGAGCTGCGGTTAAAGTTGCTCAAAAAACAAAGTCAGTGCTACGATTTTACAACAGTTTTATATCCAATAGGAAAAAATGGATTGAATATAACTGCAATTAACAACGGAAGCCCTATAATATAGAATTTTTCATATTGTGACAAATATTTGCCGCAATATTGGGTACAAGATGATATTGAATAGGCACAACAGCTAAAGATGATGGCTGAAGCATATTTAGATTATTATTCATCTCCTATTGTAGGTTATGAGTTACAATTAAGCGGGCTCCCGCTTTAGGTAGAATTAGGAGATGATATTATATTAGTTGATAAAATCAAGAGAACAAAACAAAAGCAAAGGGTAAAGAAAATTTACCGCTATCCGCATGAACCTGAACGTGATAAGATTTAGTTATCTAATGCTATTGTTAATTTTGCGGATATGCTGACAAAATTTAATAATAATACGGATAGGCAAATTGCTTACATAAAAGCCAACTTAGCTACATTGAATTGAGAGGAGATAAAATTATTATGACTGATATAAGTTACGGCATTTTGAATTATCTTAAAGAACATAATGGAGCAACCGCTAAAGAAGTTGCGCTTGCTCTTGATATGGAAAAAAGAAGAGTCGATTCTTGTTTTTATGCCGCGATT